AGGACAAACCGCGACACACCGACGACATTGGCGGCCACGTTGTCCTGCGCCGTGAACAGGCGCGGAAACTGCCCAGCCGTCACGCTGTTGGACGTGCCGATAGCCTGCACCGTGCCCTCGGCCACGTTCCAGAAGGCGGAGAAGCTCGCGCCGAGCAGAGCCAGGTTGTCCTGGTTGCGCGTTACTGCTGCGCCGGCCGTCTTGATGATCGAGGATGCGAAGGCGCCGGCCTCTACCTGTAGCCATTGCACCGAACCCGTCACCGTTAGCGTGAGCGATCCAGCGGCAGGCGTGAACGTCAGCGCCACCCGATCAGCGAAGCCGGGGCCAGTGCCGACGAGGTTGCCCACCGCCGCGCCGGACAAGGCCACCGAGCCGGTGCCGACGAAGCTCAGCGTGTGCGCCACTGCCGTGACGGCGACGTTCTGCGTCACGCCAACAGCGTTGTTAAGCGCCAGATTCGTGCGGGCCGATTCGATCCGCAGCCCGCGAGGCTCCAGCGTGGCCGGGTTGTGGTCGAAGCGGGGCGTGTCTGCCGCAGCATCGGCCAGCGCGCCGGCCGCGTTGAAATAGGTCGCCGTGCTGGTGCGCACCACCGTGACGGCTGGGTCTATCGGACCCGCGAGCAGGTTGAACTCCCGCGTCGGCGCCGGCACACCGCTCGGTACGCCCCCGTCGGTGGAGACCTGAAGATCGCCCATCGGCCCAACCGGTGTGCCGCCGTTGAAGAACATGCCTGCCCCAGGCAGGACCGTGGCAATCCGACCCAGAGCATCCCGGCGAAGCACCCCGGCGATCAGCGTCATGCCGACCCCTCAGGCCGGCGCGGCGCTGGCCGTGGTGCTGGAGCCGAAGACCGACTGATCCGCGATCAGGGCCACGCCGGAGCGGTTGGTGTAGCCGGCCTCGACCACCGCACCGATGGCGACAGCTCCGGGGGCCGTGACGGTCTTGATCGGGAAGCCGGTGAACGCTGGGCCTGCGCCAGCGTCACGCGATGCACCCTGGCCCGCCATGCCGATGCCGAAACCGGCCGTGTACGGTGCCGAGATACCGTTCACGTCCGACTTGCCGCCACCGATGTACATCAGCGTGCTGTTGGCCGAGGCCGTGCCGTCGGGCTTGGTCACGCCGACGGTGTAGTCGTCGCTGAAGCCAGCCGCGCGGATGCCCAGCACGACGTTGCTCAGGCCGGAGTTGGAAATCGGGTTGATGATCGGCGGCGAGCCGAAGCCGATGCCCGTGGACAGGCCGCCGGTCGATGCGTTGCCGCTGGCAGGGAAGCCAGCGCCGCCGGGGCTACCGTTGTAGGGGACCTGAACGTCTCGGTCGAAGGGCGAGCCCTTGGGACCGGAGAGCAGATCGAAGATGACCGACAAACCCAGGCTGGGATTCGCCAGATTCTGGGTGAGCGTGCTGCCTGGAAGCGCTGAGGGCATGGCGTTCTCCTGAAGTGAAAAAGGCGGGGCCGAAGCCCCGTTCAAGGAGTGATCAGGCCCCGACCAGACGGCCCTGGAACTGGCGGCCGCTGCAGGTCAAATTTCCCGCCCACGCCAAAATAGACGCTTCGGCGTCCTGGTTCACGGCGTAGCGCTTATCGGGACTCAGCGACACCATGTCCCGGGCGCTGTGCGGGCGCAGGAAGATGTACTTCGTGTTGAGGAAGAACGAGGTGTTTGCCGGCGCGAAGCCGCCGATACCGCCGTCCAGAACCACATCGGCGTCCATGAACTTCAAAGACGGGAAGCCCAGATTGCCGACCTCGGGCGAGGTGAAGCGCTGCTGGGCCTGTAGGCTGGCCAGGTAGTTCGACCAGGCGGCGTTGTCCTGCACGATCAGGTCCGGGCGATCGGTGCCGCGCACCAGGGATGCCCACATCGTGTTCATGAAGCCCTGGATGTTGGAAGCCGTCTGGGCCGCCGTCAGCGTGTACTTGGACGTCCAGAACGGCCAGGTGCTGCCGACGATGCCGCCGTAGGGGGTCGTCTGCGAGGCGGGAGCCAGCGCCGGAACGCCAGCGCCAAGGCCGGTAAGGCTCTTACCTGCGAAGGTCGTGCCGTCGCCGTAGATGCCCTCGGCCATCAGGTTCGCCATTGTCGACTCGGCGACGTTGATGCGGGCTTCCATCAGGTCGATCATCTGCTCCTTGCCGGCGTTCTGGATCGTCTCCAGGCCAGACATGGTCACCGGGCAGGCGAGCTGCTTGATGGTGAACTCGGCCGCGCTGATGACGTCGGAAGCAGCCACCGGCAGCAGGTCGTATCCGCTATACCAGCCGCCGTTCGCGTTCTGCGCGAAGCTCAGCTCCTGGTAGATGACGTTGCCGCCGCTGAAGGTCTTGCGGTTGCCACGCTGGTCAAGGCGCATGTACAGCGCGTTGTTCTTGGTGACGTTGTCCGCGATCTTGTGGGTGCGATTCTGGATGGTCGTGGCGACGATGTCGCTCACATTTGGGAATGCCGCCAGGACAAGACCCTCGGTGCCGGTCAGGCCCAGGGCTGAGTAGAGGTGGAGGACCGCATCCGGCGCGCAGCCGAAGGCTGGCAATGAAGCGAGTACGGCCAGGGCCGATAGCAGAACGTGCTTGAAACGAAGCATGATGAATCTCCAGATGAAGTTAAAGCCTGCGTCTTGCGACGCACCTTTTCTCTCACCTGAGGTCAGCTTCGATGGCCCCTTGGGGATGCTTCGATGGCCTCCTGCGGAAGTGTCGATGGCCCTGTCCAAGCGGTTCGACTTCTTCCACAGGCCGGTTCTACGTCATCACCCAAGCCGGTTCTACTACGCCTCAGACCCGCGAATGGGCCGCGATGGCCGCCTCGATGCTTTCGCGGATCGAGGTCGGTTCTGGCCCAGACGGGTTGCCCACAGGAGCGGTTCCCCTGACGCTGACTGCTGCGGATCGTGCCCGCTGTGCTGCCTGCGTCAGCTTTTGGGCGTTCGCCCCCTGCTGCCGCGCCATTATTACCTTCGATACCTCTGGGTGCAATGAGCAGGCCCGGTCGTAGGCGTCCTGCAGGCTCAGCTCGTAGCCCTGGCGCTCGGCGACCTCGCTCATGTCAGCCATCAATCGGCGGACGTCTTCGAAGAACTCCTTGCCCTGCGCGAACTGCTGCAGCGAGCTGCGGGCTTGGTCATCGGCCCGCTGTGCTTCGGACTGCTGGCGCTGCTGCGCCATCTGCATCAGTGGCGCGAGCGCACGCTGGACCTCGGCCTGGACATTTACGCCGCCATTGCCGTTGTCCTGAGGCGCAGCCCCAACCAGGGCCGCGTCCAGGTCCTCGATGGTGACCCCGTAGGCCTTGACCACCTGGGCGACAGTCCTGGCCTTCTCGGCCGGCGTCCCGAAGCGCAGCGTCGTGCCGACCTGCATCAGGTTGCGCACGGCCGTGATCGGGTCCACGCCCTCGGCCTGGATCGTCATCTTGAACGGCTCGATGGCCTGCATGAAGGCCTGTCCGGTGTTGCGCAGCGGCGCGGTCTGGTTCGCCCAGGCCTGCATCTGCTGCTCCCGCTGGGCAACGTACTCACGGATGGCTGGCGGCGTCGATGCCCAGTGCTCGCGCGCCATCGGCGAAAGGCTGGCCGGCGCCGGGATCTCGGCGGGCGTCTGGGGAGCAGCGGCAGCAGCTGGTGCAGCCGGAGCTGCCCCCGGCAGCGGCGCGGCTTCTGCAGCGGGAGCTGCTGCGGCCTGGCCGGGTTCTGCCGCTCCCTTGGGCAGGAAGCGACCCAGGCTGTCGCGACTCGACCGGCCCGGTGTCTCCTCGGCCTGCGGCTGCTGGCCACCTTCAGGCTGGGCCTGCTGCTGTGGCTCACCTTCAGGCGCGCCGCCCTCGGGCTGACCGCCCTCATCGCCCATCGCAGCGAGCAAGTCGCCACGCAGGTCGTCGTCTTCACCGTCCATGAAATTCTCCTTGTAGGTAGCGGCAGCCGGCCGTCATCGGTTCTCGCGCCGGTTCCATTCCCGGGCGATGTCGTCTCTGGTGATTGCGCCGCCGCCCTGGCCGGTGCGGTAGATCTCGCGCTGACGCTCGGCCTTGGCCCAGCTGTCCTTGTAGTCGTCGGCCGTGGTCAGGCCGTTGGCCTTCATGTAGGCCCTGTGCTTGGATCGGCTGCTGATGTCGGTACCGTCCTGGGCCCGCAGCCCGTCGTAGTGGCGATCGCCGGCCAGCGTGTTCTCGATCGCGTCGTGGCCGGTGGGCGGGAAGTAGCGGGCCTGCGCCTGGTCGCAATGCTCAAGTCTGGGCGGGCTGCGGCAGTAGTCGCCCAGGCTCATCGTGACCTCGGTCACCTCCTGGCACTTCTCGCAGACGAAGTGATACCGAGGCATGGCGGTCTCCTACGCTTCGCCGCCTTCGGACTCCACATCCGAGGTGGACGTGTCGTCGGGCGGGGTGTTCAGGTCGGGCCGATGCTCGGCGATCCAGGCCTCGCGCTCCTCGGCAGTCGCGCCGCCGTTGAAGAAGCGGGCGGGGATCTCGGGCAGTTCGACGACGACGGCCGCATCGACCAGGGCCTGCTCCTCGGGCAGCAGGGCGTCGGCAGTGATCACAGGCTCATCGACGATGGCCTCGGGTGCTGCGTGTTTCTTGCTCATGTTCATCTCCGGTTATTGCAGTGGGGTTGGTGGGACGGGGGACTGCTGAAGCGGGACAACGCCAGGAGCAGGCTGCATCGCCATGCCGCCAGGGCCAGCGCCGCCGCTCTCCAGCAGCAGCTGCGCGCCGCCGGTGGCCAGGCCAGCGTTGACGGTCTTCTCCAGCGCCGTCGCCTTCGACTGCAGCGCGCTGGCGTTGTCCTTGTTGACCTTGGCCTCAATCTCCGGGTCCGGGGCCTTGGGCTCGGGCGGCTTGCCGGCGGCGGCGATCGCCTGATCCAGCACGGTCTCGATCTCCTTGGAGACGCGGAAGCCACCCAGGCCCCACTTCATCATCTGCAGCATCACAGGCACCGCCTGCGGCATCGACTGCATCATGCTGCCGGTGTCGGAGAGGAAGGTGCCGACGGCCTGCATGAACTGCGTGCGGCTGTCGCGCTCCTGCGCCCAGTCGACCATCGCCATCGTCTCGGCTTCGACCGTGATGCGGTACTGCTTGGACTCGGCGCCGGACTTCAGGAACTCCACCGCCTGCTGCGCGTAGGGCGCGTCCTCGGACAGCATGATGTTCGAGCGCTCGACCAATGTCTCGGGCTGGAAGTGGTAGCAGAAGATCTGGCTGCGAATGCGCTGGCCACTGCTGACCCAGGCGCCGATCTGCTGCTGCTTGAACTGCAGGCGGTTGCCGCCGAACTGGGCCTTGAGCTGCTGCGCGCCCAGCGTCTCGTCCGGGTTAGTCATGCCGCGCATGATGTCGCCGATACCCAGCACCTCGTAGAGGTTGCCCTTCAGCACATCGCGCTGCACCGTCAGCTTCTCGATCACGGCCGCGACAACCTCGACTGGGATGAAGTCCATCGCCCCCTTCAGGCCACCCTTCTCGGCGAACGCGGCCCAGTTGTCCACCGGGATCATCTGGTTCTCCATCGCGTCGATGAAGACGCGGCCGACGGCGGTGCTGTTCTTGTCGTAGACCCCAGCCACCTTGCAGGCCTTGATCAGCCACTTGAGGCGGGTCGTCAGCTCGTCGATCTGGGCGTACTGGTCCTGCGCCATCAGGTAGTCCGCGCGCGGCATCAGCTTGGACGTCGTGGCGTTGGCGATCAGCGGCTGCGGGCAGGGGAAGAAGCCGCGCAGCTTCAGCGGGTCGGTCTTGTGGTCGCAGATGATGTTGTAGCCCAGCACGTGCCAGTAGGCGCACTTCGTGGTCTTGTCCCAGATCTCGAAGACGCCGGCCTTCTCCCAGGGATCGTTCTGCGGGTCGACGCTGCTGCCCTTGCTCTTCTGCTTGTTGACCGGGATGTCGCGGCCGATCTTGTCGCCGAAGCGGGCGATCAGTTCCTCCCGGTTCATGAAGACGCGCCGCGCCACCCAGCGCACGTCCTGCCAGACCCGGGCGGGGCTCCACCAGAAGTCCTCCCAGTAGACATAGTCGGCCGGGGCATCCTCGTGCGTGATGGCCTCGTATTCGATCGGCTCGGCCAGCATGGCGCCGGTCTGCGGATCGACGACGGGGTCGGTGCTGGCGGTGGTGGTCTCGACCTCGTAGCGATACCAGACCTGGCCCAGGCCGACGATCAGGAAGTCGCCGACCGACTGCCGCGTGACCTCAGGATAGGTGGACTCGTCGTCCTCCTCCACGTCGTTGTTCAACATGCGCTGGAGGATGTTGCCGCCCACGCGCGCCACGTCGTCGTTGCTGTCCTTGTAGCTGTTGGAGACGTCGACGCGCGGCGGCTTCGCATACAGGCTCGCCTTCAGCACCTCGATGTTCGACCAGAAGAGGTTGAAGCGGGAGTCCTCGCTGTTGGCCCCGTCTCGCTCGTCCAGGTAGCGCTGGATCAGCTTGCGGCCGGTGCTGTGGAACTTGGTCAGCTCACGCTTGGCAGCCTGCAGCTCCTTCTCCCAGACCTCGGCCAGCTTGACTGGATCCTTGCCGGCCTCCTGGGCCTGCTTGGCGGGCAGCTGCTTGCCGGCCTCGACCCGTGACTTGGGCGAGCCCTCGGGCTGCTGGGGCTGAGTTTCGTCGGTGGTGGTTGCGTAGGCCATTAGAGTCTCCCGCTGCGTTGATTGAAGGGGCTGACCGTTGAATGCAGCTGCTCTAGCGTGAAGCTGCGATCGATGGGCGGCACGATGATGGTCTTCTTCGGCGGCGCCGGCTCGAGCTCGGTCAAGCGCGCCGCCCCCTCCATGAACGAGTCCGCGCAGTGGCTCGACCAGTCATGGTTGGGCTCGGACGAGAAGGTCTTGGTCTCCTCGTCGTACTTGAACGAGTAGGCCCGCATTGCCGCCAGGAATGGCTCGCACACCGGCGCGCTGCTGATGCGCACACGGCGCAGCATCAGCCGCCCGGAGTTGATGCTGTCGCTCTTGCGGCGCTGCTCGTTCACGCGCACATCGACGCCAGGCCACGGCGGGTTGGTGAGGAAGGTCTCGACGCTGCTGCGCTTGCTCTGGAAGGTCTTGACCTTCGCGTCGTGCGGCAGGATCAGCACGTCGGCGCGCGGCTGCTTGGACAGGCGCTCGCTCCACTCTTCGGCGTCCATGCCGCTGCCATCGTCGTACCAGAAGATCTCAAAGCCGCCGCGCATGCGCCGCCACCAGGTGAACGCAGCCTTGTCCCGGTAGCCGATGTCCGAGGTGACCCAGACCTCGCCGTCGTCGGCGCGGCTGTCGAGCTCGCAGATGCGTCCCTGCTTCTCGGCCTGCTCGATGTAGCGGCCGAAGATGGCGCCGACGTTGGCCGCACTGAAGTCGCAGTCGTACTCCTGCCGGTACAGCTCGTCCGGCATCTCGGCCCGCTCTGCCGCCAGCACCGCCTCGCTCATGTGCTTGGTGACAGACACACCGAGATGCGAGTGGAACCAGGCCGGGTTGGCCTTCGCGATCTTGATCTGGTCGTGGAACCAGTTGTAGCCGCGCGGCGTGCTAATGAAGGCCGCCCAGCCTCCGTTGCCGGCCAGGATCGGGCGGAAGATCGACCACGCCCTCGGGTCCGACAGAGCCGCCTCGGACATGGTGATACCGAACGGGTTTGAGCCCACGATGCTGTCGTAGTAGTCGCTGCCCACCAACTGCCAGATCGCCCCGTTGCGCAGGGTGATCTTCATCTCGGTCTTGTTGGTGTCCTGGCGGATGGCCGGTGGTATGGCCGTCTCCATGATCTTGCGGGCCTCGTTGTCGAAGCCATCCCACAGCACCTTCCTGGCCTGCTTGTGGTTGGGCAGCATGTGGAAGTACATGCCCGGGCGTTCGAACATCTGCTTGACGGTCTGATGGACCATCGTCAGGTCCTTGCCGAAGCGGCGAGGCCAGCAGGCCGCAGCGCGCAGGCCGCCCTTGTCGAAGTAGCGCATCAGGTCCGTCTGCGCACCTCGGGGCGTGAACCCGTTGGGAATGGTGATCTCAGCCACGGTAGACCCACATCCCAGGCATTGAGTCCTCGACCGCGGCGCGCGTAGCCGGTGACTCGTTGTCCAGCGGCGCATGCAGGTGCCAGCATGGCACGTCGACCCGTTCGAAGCCGGCCTGGATCATGTCGGCCGAGGTCGGTGCACGGTAGTGCAGCAGCGCCTCCAGCTCGGGGTCGGCGTCGAAGATGTCCAGCACGACGATGGTCGTTCCAACTGTGCGCAGCTTGAGCGCATGCCGAAGCATGGCCGGCACGTCGACATGACCCAGCATGTAGGCCATCACGATCAGGTCAGGCTCGGTGCCCATCACCGTGCCGTAGGCCATCGCGTCCATGCACACCCGCACGCCAGGGCACAGGCACAGGCGCAGCTGGGAGTTGGAGATGTTGACCAGGACGAAGCGCAGGTCTGGCCGCATCTCGTGCCAGATGCGCTCCATGCCGCCCACGCCGCAGCCCAGGGACAGCACGCGCGCGCCGTCGGGCAGCTCGAGCTGCCCAAGCACCCACGAAGCGTGTAAACGCTCAGTAGGCTGTGTCAGCCAGATCTGCAACGTGGTCAGGCCGGCGTCCAGATGGCGCTGGGTCTCCAGGGCCACCAGCGCCTCGCTGGCGTAAAGGGGATGCGTCTTCATTGCCTGCCCGTCAGGATGGTGCGCGCCTCGCGCCAGGTCAGCCACTTGGCCGCGCCCAGGCACATCACGCCGTAGATCAGACCGCCGCACAGCAGCACCGCGGCGCAAATGCCCAGCAGCACCATCACCAGCAGCGACAGGGCCATGAAGATGCTCATAGCTGCCTTCTCCTCAGCTCGCAGCCCTTGGAGTAGCCCAGGGCCTGCAGGCTGTCGGCCTGCATCTGCTCCAGGCCGCTCACGGTGACATGCTGGCCGTTGTGTATGTAGTAGATGACGTCGGCATTGCTGTCCTGGCAGATGCGTACCCTGCTCATGCACATTC